TCGTTTAATATATGCGCTATAAAAACGTTTATACACATATTTATGTGTGTGGATGTAAACAAAATATTTGGATTATTCAATAATGAAGAACCTGAGTCTTTGCGTGAAAAAGCAGAGATGGCAGATGCATTGTTGAATTATAAAGAGCATCCTATGTTCTGGGTTGGTATGTTTAAAAAACTTATCCATAACCATAAACACTTTAATCACCAAATAATTGGTTTTTTTAGTAAAATGGATGAAGAATTAGACATGTATGATGTTGAGCAGGCAGGAGAATTTGTAACCTACAATAGAGCTTGGTATTGGATATCCAAAGTTAACACCTTAGATAGGAATTGTCAAGATGCTATCGTACATTACACAGACGAATTTCTAGAAACCTACCTAAAATTCGCTATTTCATACTTTCAGGAATTTGAAGAATATGAAAAATGTGCCCATTTAAAAAAGATTTTAGATTTAGTACAAAGTCTTTTAAAGTAAGCTTGGAGGTGTATCTTAGGTAGTGTATATTGGGGATACGGGAAAAAGAGAAAATAAAGAATGTTATGAAAAACAGAGAGATAATAATGAGAAGGTTGGAACGAGCCGAGGGGGAAATTGAGAAAATATATTTCTTCCTAAATCGTGGTGGTTCAAGAGAACAAGTAGAGGAGGTATTAATTACCCTTCGCGAAGCCGTAGATGATGCTAAAGCATTTGTACAACAAGAACCTTTAGGACCGGGGGAGATTAATCAATTTTAATTTTATGCAATTAACAGCAGAACAAATTCAACAGAATTGGTTGGATTTTATTGGTTTTATTGATGACCATATTTCCGAACCACGTAAAACAGCACTTAAAGCATTTTATGAAAAATATGAGGATCGTATCATTTTGATGCCTGCTGCTCATAAAAAAGAATATCATAATGCTTTCCCTGGAGGGTATGTTGAGCACGTTAATCGTGTTATAACTTGTGCTCTTCATCTTCACAAATTGTGGGGAGATATGGGGGCTGACTTAAGTACATTTACTAAAGAAGAACTTGTATTCTCTGCTATAAATCATGACCTGGGTAAAATGGGTTCTGAGGAAGAAGAATCATATGTTCCTCAAACAGATCAATGGCGTCGAGATAAACTTGGTGAAGATTATATGTTTAACACTAAAGTTCCATTCGCATCTGTACCTGATCGTGGTTTATTCCTACTCCAGGCACACGATATTAAGTATACCTTTAATGAAATGATCGCTATCCAGACTCATGATGGATTATACGATGAGGCAAATAAGAAATATTTGATGACTTATATGCCCGAACAAAAACCTCGTACTGCTCTCCCATTCATTGTACACCAGGCCGACTTGATGGCAGCTCGTATTGAATTTGAGCGTGAATGGTTACCTAAACTAAATGGTAGCGTGGATACCAAGAAAAAAGGTTTTACATTGGAATCAAATAAAAAAGCTCCTTCAAAAGATAACAAACAAACCAAAGCATTAGGTTCGTTGAAAAATGAAGGTCTTAAAAATTTATTAGATAACTTATGATAGTAGCAGTAGTAATTCTTTCAATAATGGTCGTAGTATTAGCATACACGACCTTTAACCTTCTACGTAAAAACGAAAAACAGGAGGATATCCTTTCAGGATACATGGCTTATTTAAATAAAATTTCACAAACCATTGAATCCGCAGATAAAAAAATGCAAGAGGTAGATGCAAAAGGTAGCTTCAAATCAGATGATGAGGTAGGATTTTTCTTTCAACAAATACAAAGTATCCAAACTATTCTAAATGCATTCATCATCAAGAATGTTGAAAAGTAATGGAGACTATGGTAAAGAAAAAGAAAAAGGGGGTACAATACTTTACCCAAGATACTGAGAATGCTATAGTATTATATAATCATACTGAAGATTCTGAGGAAAGAAGCAGAATTTATAGAGAAAGAATCCACTACGGGTTCTTTAAGCTTACAGAAAATATTATCCATACATTTAAATTTTATTATACAGAAGTAGATAATATTGAAGATTTACAACACGAGGTAATTACATTCCTTCTTTCTAAAATTCATCTTTACGATCAATCAAAAGGAGCTAAAGCATATTCTTATTTTGGTACAATTGCAAAACGATATCTAATTCTTTCCAACCAGAAAAATTATAAAAAACGTGTCGATACTGCCCCCATTGAAATTTTAGAGGAAGATGAAAATCATTCATATTACATTGATGGAGAAAACCACGATGAGCGTTTATCTAAGTTTATAGATGAATTTGCTGATCATTGTACTAAAAATATATTTGAGTTATTCCCTAAAGAATATGATGCTCAAATAGCAGATGCGATTCTAGAACTATTTCGTAAAAGAGAACACTTAGATGTGTTCAATAAAAAAGCACTTTACATATATATCCGTGAACAAGTTGATGTAAAGACACCCAAAATCACTAAAATAGCTAACCAGCTATACGATATTTTTAAGGAAAACTATATCTTTTATTTAGAACACGGATATACAAATTTCTAGTTTCAATATTTATAAGAAACTAATTGTATATTTATGTCACAATTTGATAACGTAGTATTTGGTAAAAAGAAATTCTCTGATATTTTAGAGGAAATCTATAATAACCAACAGAAAAAAGACAAACAGGTTACTGCTCTTATAAATGAGCTTAAACCTCTTATCTCAGATATTGGGGATGCAACTTTAGTTGTTCCTTTAATTAAAGAATACATGGAGATAAGTGTTAAAAACGATGATATCCTAATTAAAATGGCTGCTTTAGCACAACGTGCTATGCAAACTCAAACTGCTGATGGTGCTTTAACTATTTCTGATGAGGAAAAAGAGCAATTACTTTCGGCAATGAATGAACTTAAAGGAGAAAAATAATGGCTAAGTACGGATTTGCATCTTTAAACCAAAATCTAAACCAGAATAGAAACAATGGTTATGGTTTTCAACTTGCTCAACAACTCGATATAATAAAATCCGTACGTGTATTAAGTGTAGTTTTAGATGAATCACACCCCCGATTTAAAGAATTAGGTGAATGGAATGCTTTAGGAGTAATTGAATATGAAGATGTTAATAATCCTTTACCATCACCATCTTTACCAATTGCAAAACCTTTAGCAGGAAACACAAAAAATATTCCTTTAGTAAACGAAATTGTATATTTAATTTCACTTCCCGATACAGGAATTGACTCAATTTCTTCAAATTCTCTTGAATATTATATTGATATAGTTTCATTATGGAATCATCCTCATCATAATGCTTATCCAACAGCTCCAAATGCTTTACCTCCTTCTCAACAAAAAGATTATGTTCAAACTCAAACAGGTAATGTTAGAAGAATAACAGATCAATCAACTGAAATATTTTTAGGTAAAACATTTAAAGAACGTTCTAACATTCATCCAATTTTACCTTTTGAAGGTGATATAATTTACGAAGGTAGATGGGGTAATAGCATCAGAATAGGTTCAACAGTACCTAATACCCCCAACACTTGGTCAACCACTGGATCCCCAGGTGACCCTATAATGATTTTAAGAAATGGTCAAGGTAATCAAACAGAAGAGGGATGGATACCAACTGTAGAAGATATTAATAATGATGATTCTTCTATTTACCAAACCAGTACTCAAAAAATTCCTTTAAAAGCATCATCAACTAATTATTTTAGTTATAAAAACAATGCTCCTCAAACTCCTGACCAATATGCAGGAAAGCAAATTATTTTAAATTCTGGAAGATTAGTATTTAATACAACCGAAGATCATTTACTTTTAAGTAGTAAAAAATCAATAAACTTAAATGCTGTTGAAGGAGTTAATATTGATTCCCAAGTAGTAACAATACAATCAGGAAATGTTTATTTAGGATCTAAAAATGCTACCGAACCTTTATTATTAGGTAACCAAACAGTTAATTTGTTAAATCAATTAATATCCAATCTTTCAGCTTTTTCACAAGTTTGCACTGTCTTGGTATCAACCCCTCCAGGAACTCCTTTAGCTCCTTTAAATATAGCTGCTACTCAATTACAAGTATCTTTAAATGCTTTACAAGCTAATTTAAATACATTAAAATCAAAGTATAATTACACAGTATAATGGCTACTCCTATTGAATTAGAACAAATTAGACAAGAAGAATTAGCTCAAGCAGAAAAACAATCTGCTCAAGCCAGCCAAAAAACAGTAGAAGCTAATTTAATACAAAATGCTACTCCTGAAGATGGAAAAGCAAAAGGTATAGCTAAATTACCTTCTTTATTATTTACTTTAAGTTCCCAAATCCCTCAGATAATTCAACCTTCTTTACAGGGATTAATTCAAAAATATATTCCTGATCCAAATCTTTGTCCTAGTGATTCTACTTTAAATGAATTGATTTCTCAAAGAAATAATATTGCTCAATCTTTAAATAATATTGGAGTTAAAATTAATCAATTAGGTAATTCAGTAACAGGTTCTTCAAGTTTTTTGAATACTATTTTAGGAATTATAACTTCCATTGATTTAGCATCAATAATAGCATCATCTGCTGCTAAACTTATCCCTGTCATCCCAGGAGCTGTACCTGCTGCTTTAAATGATGCCCAAACATTTATAAGAAAAACTACTTTTGACCAATTAGGTAATTCAAAATTATCTAAAATCCAGGGAGTTTTAGGAAGTTCTTCTTTAGTTATATCAATTACTGGGACTTATATATTAAATGTTAAAAACTTATTAACTATAATAGATAATTATATATCCCAATGTAGATTAAATGCTAATATTATTCCTCTTTCAGATACTATAAACGCAATTGCAGAATCTCAAAGACAAGCCCAACAAACAGCTAACCAAGTAGGATATAAAGGATTTATAATTGAAATAGAAGAAGTACCTTATACTCCTACAGTTAATCGTAGAAGAGCTATTGGTAAAAATTTTGATGGTATAGTAATGATACAAACTGAATTATCTTTTACCACAAATACACAAACTTTAATTAATGAACTTAAATTTATAATTGATAGAGATAATTTATCAACCCCAATTGCACCCAATTTCCCCCCGGTAATCAATTCTATTTCGACTCAAAATACTACTCAAAATACTACTGAAAATACAACTCCACCACCTACTTTAAATCCTGATCCTTTAGGATATTTAGGCCAACAAATAGGTGAAAGAGGAAGTATATACTTTGGAAACGGTCAAGCAGAAGATATATATGAGTGGAATGGAGAACAATGGAATTATATAGAAACTATAACTCTTTAATATTTATAAATAATGAAAACAGATGCTTTAAAAAATTTAATCAAGGAAGCTGTAAGAGAAGCTATTCAAGAGGAGTTAAAAGACATCCTTTTGGAAGCAGTTCGTGCTCCAAAAACAGTTGTACAAGAATCTTTAAGAGACACTTATGCACAACCCCACATTGAAAAACCA